GCCGGTGGTCTACTCGCAGTAGGCGGTTGGTTTTGTCGCCAGTTATGGGATTCTGTGAAAGAACTCAAGACCGACATCTCTGATCTCAAGCTGCACGTCAGCGACGCGTACGTCAAGAAATCCGAGATCGACACAATTAAGTCCGAGATGGACAAACGCTTTGACCGCGTTGAGATGTTGCTTGACCGCTTGTTTGATAAACTTGAAGCCAAGGCAGACAAATAATGTTCCCCATCATGGATATTCTTGGCATTGGCATGAAGGTGCTGGACAAGTTTTTTCCCGATCCTGAACAAAAAGCCCGCGCCCAGCTAGAACTTATGCAGATGCAGCAGAATGGCGAACTTGCCAAGATGCAAGCTGATATGCAAGAGCAAGGCGAACTCACCAAGCGCCAAGAAAACGACATGAGGTCTGATTCTTGGTTGAGTAAAAACATTCGCCCTATGACCCTCATAGCCATCCTAGCGGGCTACTTTATCTTTGCCATGATGTCAGCGTTTGATCTTGACACTAACGAAAAGTACGTCGAGTTGCTTGGGCAATGGGGAATGCTTATTATGTCCTTCTACTTCGGTGGGCGCACCCTTGAGAAGATTATTGACATGAAAAGAAAATGACCGTTGCCGACCGCATCACCATAATCTGTTGCGTGTCGTTGTCCATCGTGCTGTTGTCCACGGTGGTTGTGGTGCTGATTGGTTTGTTTGATCCATTAGTCGATAACGCTGAAATATTTAAGTTAATCAACCCTGCGTTTAATATGATCACCGGCGCGTTTGTAGGAACAATCGCCGGAATTAAAATAGGCAAAGACGATGCTAAGTAATTGGGATAATGCTTTTAAATTGATGTTGAAGTCGGAAGGGGGCTATGTTGACCACCCCGCTGACCCTGGTGGTCGGACAAACTTAGGTGTTACCCAAGCTACTTGGGAAAACTGGGTAGGCCGCGCAAGTGATGAAGCCGAGATGCGTAGCCTGACGCCCGAGAAGGTCGAGCCCCTGTACAAGAAAAAGTATTGGGGGGCCGTGCGCGCTGATGATCTGCCTGTCGGGCTTGACTACCTTATGTTTGATTTTGCGGTAAACGCAGGGCCAGGCCGCGCAATCAAGCTATTGCAATCTGCCGTGGGTGTGACACCTGACGGTGGGTTTGGCCCCATGACGCTTGCCGCTGTGCAAGCCATCGACCCTGTTGAACTGATTGAGAAGTTTAGCCAAGCCAAGGAAGACTTCTACCGCTCCCTTGGCACCTTTGCAACCTTTGGCAAAGGCTGGCTAAACCGTGTGGCTGACGTTAAAGTCAAAGCCAATTCAATGCTCGCATAAGAAGTTTGCGCCACAGGGGGATGTACGGTCGAACGTACCGCCCCGTGTCAATTGAGCGCGCAATGCGCCCTGTCCAGTTAACCCCACTTCTATCAAAATCATTAAAACATTTTCTTGACGCAGTATTCACAGTACCCTCCTAAAAGATCACTACAGACTTGACCACACCCGTCGCAGATTAACTCGCGTGGGAACGGTGGCGGGGGTTTCTCACGGGTGTTAAACAGCCACAACAACGCGGCGACAAAGAGCGCCATAGAGGCGTAGAACCACATTAAGATGTCGTAGAGCATTTGTATTTCTCCAATAAAATTTGAATGTCCACCCGCAACATCAGGTGTTGATGTCTAAGCCTAGCAATGTCGTCGTCAATCTGTGCAAGGTTCTCGATAATTTGTTTGTACACCTGGCTCTCGGTCATGTGTTCTTCTCCCGTAGCTTGGCTTCAATAAGTTTATAGACATCATCTGATAGCCCAGGCTTTTGACATTCCCAAATTTCATCATTCGTCAGCCCGATCCACGGCTTGCGTGGTGGTGCTAAGTCAATCACGGCAATCATTCGCTGTAAGTCAGACGCATACACCGTTGCTTTGCCATCGTGAACACTCATGCCCTTTGGGTTGATTGCCGAGTCAATAGCTTCTTCAATACGTTTTCTCATAAAAGACGGAAACGGAACGGTAGCTTGCTCAGGTTTGGCTAACTCATCACGACAATCAATCAGCAGGTCACGCACTTTTTCATGCTCCATTAACTCAGGGTTAACCAAACCTCCGGCTGCTAAATAATTTGTAATTCTTTGTATTAGTTCACGATTCATTTTGATTGTCCCAGTGCGTATAGTTTTGTTCCAATTGGTAATGTTTCCATCCAATCTGCGTCTGCAATGGTGTCCCATCCTCCTTCTTGTAATTCCCATACCGCAACAGCATCTTGCTCAGGCTTGGCTAGTGGTTCACCAAAATTATTTGGGTCAACAGGTATTGACCATTTAACAATGTGTGACTCAGGCGTATCAAAAGTATGCTCAGGTCTGGCTAACTCTTTCTCTGCTAACCATCGACCTTTTGGCGTACAAGGCTTAATACATTTTTCGTAATCGCCGCAACATACACATTCTTCAGGTTTGGTTAACTCCTCACGCAACTCTTTGGCTGCGGCTAAAGCCGCGTAGTATTTTTGCATTGCAACAGCAGTTGAATTTGAATACATTAGTTCGTGAATAGTATCAATAATCAAATCAATCTTGTTCATGGCCGCACCCCTTCTTTCAGCAACTCAATACGCTCGCGCGCCACACGCAAAGAGTTTGCGCGCTGGTGCAAGCGCAACAGCATCTTCACCCGACGTTCGTGGGTGCGTTCGTACTCAAGCATGGCCATGATTTCATCTTCAGTATAGGTAGCCATGTACTCATTTAGTCTTCGCCAAGTGATTAGCATATTTGTCCTCCAGTTTTTTAACAGTTACAAAAACACGGTTGTAGGCCCGTGTTGCTTCGTTCATTAACTTCTGACGGTGGCGCAACACGTCCTTGGCCGCCGCCAGTTGAGCGCGTAGTAGATCAAGTTTCATCAAATTCCTTTCGTAGTTGGGTTAAGTCACGGCGCACCGCAGCCGATTCCTCAAGGTATTTAAGTATCCCTTCTTGCAATATCCTGTTCGACTCTTGCAGCGCGAGTATGTAATGCGCTGCCTCGGTTTGCTCTTGATGGGACATAAGATACCCATGCTGAAGGTTGCGTAGTATTTTGTCAGGTGTCATGGCTGTAATCCAAAAGGGTTATGGGCGTGTTTAATAACTAAGTTTTCAAAATGCTCAACGACTGTAGGCGTGGACACTATGTAAGTAGCAGGCTCGGTATCAACGCGCTTGACTAGCCCTTTCATCTGTAGGCGCCCCAACGCGCTGTAGATGCTGCTGCGCTGTATCTTGCAATGATCGGAAATCTCTTGCGCCGTATGCGGCTTAGTACAAAAAGCAATTATCTTGTCGGGTGTTCTCATTTGATCTCCGGCAATTTAAACGTCACATCAATTTTCAAACCATCCATTGAGTACGGGTCTTTCATTTCGTACACCCGCGTAACAATCTGCTTTGTGTATTCTTCAAGAATCGGCTCAATGTCTTTAGTAATCATTTCAACAAACCGTTGCCTAATTTCGTTCTTTATTGTTGCGTGAATTGCGCTAGATACAATTGACGCTACGCCCAAACCACTTGTAATAGCCATTATTTCAAAGCCTCCAAAGCAATATCAGACACGGCGCGCTTGTCATGCAACGCCGCCCAAATTTTTTCATCAACCGTATTGTTGGTGAGCAACACATACACCCACACATCATTCTTTTGCCCCGACCTATGGATACGCCCTACGGTCTGTTCATAGAGTTCAAGACTCCAAGGCAATGACAGAAAGACCATCCGGCAACCGCCGTGTTGCAAGTTAAGCCCGTGCCCTGCTGACTTGGGGTGGACAAGTAGCAACTCCACTTCTCCCTTATTCCAGCGCTCAATAGCGTCTGTGTCGTCAAGGGTAACGGCGTGGGGGTACTGGTGCTTGAGCATGGCAAGTTCTGCGGTAAATGAGTAAACAATGATGGTGTTGGCACGTTGGTTTTCTTCTAACAAATCATCTAACAAATCAAACTTATGTCGGCTTAACCAAATGGCAGTTTGCGTGGTATCGAACTTGCCTGGCCGTTCGCTTGCAAACGTGTCGGTTTGATAGATAAAGCCTGATGCCATCTGTTGCAGTTTGCCGGTCACGACCGCTGCGGTGATCGCCTCAATGTGTGTATCGCCAAAACGCAGCACCATGTCTTTTTTCATCGTCTTGTAACTCACCATGTCCATGTCACAGCGCATCTCAACGGTGTGGCAGGGCGGCAGCTTGTCGGCGTACTCACCAGGCTCAAGCAGATAGGTCGCCGGTTTGATACGTTCCATGACCGATTGCAACGCCTTGGGGCGTGGCGCCCACTCGCCGTATTCTTTGTTCATCAACACAAAATAGGTCTGCATAAACGCGCCCTTGCTGCGCCCAAGCAAGGATTGGTCAACGATCTTGCATTGGCCGAACACATCTTCTAGGCCGTTCGACGTAAACGATCCGGTCAGGCCCCACCGCACGGTCATGGGTTCGATGACTTTAAGCAACGCTTTGAAACGCGCGCCCGAAGGGTTCTTTAGCCGTGTCAGTTCGTCAAACACAATGCCGTCAAAATCCAACTCTTGCTCGGCTAACCATTGCAAGTTGTCGTAGTTGGTCACGACGACTTTTACATCTGAATGGAGCGCAACCAAACGCTGCGCGGGTGTGCCTACGCACACGCCTAAATGCAAAGCAGGTGCCCATTTGACAGCCTCGGCTGACCATACGCTTGTGGCGACCCGTTTAGGGGCTAGGACAAGCCAACGAAGTACGGGTGAGGCTTGCATAGCAGTCAACGTAATCGCTGTCTTACCGGCTCCTACAGGCGCTAACACCATAGCGCGGTCGTGCGTAGCAAGAAAGGCTGCTGCCTCATTTTGGTAGGGTCGCAATAAAAGCATCAACACACTCCTTAGTCCATAATGTTGCGTAGTTTTGGTTTAATTTAGCCATGTCGGCGGCAAAAATTTTTTGTAATTCTGACAATCGACCTCCTTTAGTCTTGAGCTCTACAAACCATGTCGCCCCGTCAGGGAAACACGCTATACGGTCAGCTACGCCACGGTGGCTAGGCGACGTAAATTTGTACGTCTTACCCCCTGCGCGTTCGACCGCCCATTTAAAATAATTTTCGATTTCTGATTCTTTCATGTAAAAAAGTATAGCACAAGCAAAAAATCGTGTACAATTAAATCTCTCTAAACTAAATTGGACTACACAAAATGAAAATTAAAACCATCACTACCGCTTGGATAAGCAATTCTTGCCCTTTGTCACCCGAACAAATATTGAACCCAACAGGTGAAATATTATTAAAAGCAACCGCCTTTACAAATACTGATATGTCTGCTGTTGGGTGGGTAAAAATTGGCACGGCAATTGTTGAGTTTGATTTGATCGACCGCAACGAAATGATTGACAACAAAGTGGTAGCGTTGCAAGCTGAAATGCAAATGATTAAAGCTGACGCGCAAGTTAAAGTGCAAAAACTTGAAGATCAATTACAAAGCCTGTTGGCTATTGAGGTGTCTAAATGAATCACTCAACTATCGTTGGCGGCTCGACCGCCAAACGCGTTATCGCTTGCCCAGCCTCAATTGAATTGGTCGCTAAGATGCCACCAAAGCCTAGCAGCAAGTACGCTGACGAAGGCACGTTATTGCACGACGCCATTAGCCAAATCCTCGACTGTAAGGCAACGCCTGAGTCTGTGATCGGTATGGCTTACGAAGGCATTACGCTTACACAGGAGTTGTTTGATGACAAGATTGCTGTGGCGCTTGCGGCGTTGGATGAAATTGACCCCGATAAGCAGATGGAATTTGCTGTGGAAAGCAGCGTCAACTTTGGTGATCTTTTGCCAGGCGTGTTTGGAAGTGCTGACCTACTTGGTCGGATCGGCAAGAAGGCAATTGTGCTTGATTGGAAATTCGGCAATGGCGTGGCTGTTGAGGCAACCGAGAATGAACAAGGTATGTTCTACGCTGCTGCTGCCATGCGTACGCCGGACACGCAATGGGTGTTTGAAGATGCTGAAGAAATTGAGATCATCATTGTTCAACCGCCGATGGTGAAGCGTTGGGTGACAACGCCAGAGCGTATCGCTAAGTTTGAGTTTGATTTGATTGCTGCGGTCAACGGCCCACGCACTAAGCTAGAGTCCGGTGAGCATTGCCGGTGGTGCGCGGCCAAGCCAACGTGCCCCAAAGTGACCGGTGCTGTTGATCGGGCGCTGAAAACCGCGCTTGTGAACCTTGACGCTGATAAGGTGAGCGAGTATCTCGCGCAAGCCGAACAACTTGAGTCATGGATCGACGCCGTCCGCGTACTTGCGTACGATATGCTTGAGAACAATGTGCGTGTACCAGGTTTTAAGTTGGTCGCCAAAAGGGGCACACGCCAATGGGTAAATGACCAAGTAGCAAAAGATTTATTAGGTGACAAGGCTTATGAAAGTAAGCTAATCTCTGTCGCTCAAGCCGAGAAAATTATTGGCAAAAAGAACTTTCCGGCTGACGTAGCGGTAAGTGTTAGTTCGGGCAGTACGTTGGCTGCGGAATCTGATCCGCGTCCAGCGGTTATTAACCTAGGTAAGCAACTCGCTAACCTAAAACTACTCTAAAAGGTACTCTAATGTTTAACTTAGCAAAACTCCCTGAAGTAAAGTCACTCAGTACAGCCCTGCGTACCATTCAAGCCGAAGTTGGCCCCACTGGTACAGTCATCATCAAGATGGACAAGACCGGCCATTGGGTCTTTGGCGCCGATCAAACCGAAGTCGAAGCTGACTCAACTTGGGCGGTCAATCCTTTTTCGTTTGTCCACGGCTACATTGCGTGGGGTGATGGTGACGTTCTAGCTGAAAAAATGGTGTCTGTGTCTGAGCCACTGCCCGAAATGGATGACGCTCCTGCGGGCGCCAAACGTGGTTGGGAAGTGCAGGTCGGTATGTCGATTAAGTGTTTGACCGGTGAAGACAAAGGTTTGGAAGCACGTTACACCACCACCTCGGCCGGTGGCAAGCGTGGCGTACAGACCTTGGCGGTTGCGATTGCCGAACAAGTGGATAAGGATCAGTCTAAGCCTGTGCCTGTGGTGCTTTTGAAGAAAGAGCATTATCAGCACAAGTCTTACGGCCGTATTTTTACACCGCTGTTTGACATTCAGTCGTGGGTGTCGATGGATGGTGAAGAGCCTGAAGTTGAGCCTGACACCTCGCCCGTAGCGTCTGCTATTGATGCTGCACCCGCACGTCGTCGTAGGAGCGCAACATGAGCACCACAATTTCTATAGATTTAACCGTTGTGGAAATCAATGTAATTATGGGCGTACTTGGTCGTCAACCTTATCAAGATGTTGAAGCGTTGATTGCTAATATTCGGCGTCAAGCATTGCCGCAGTTACCACCAGCAGTAGCCGAGTAAGGGTTAGGGGGCGGTTAGGCAAGCATTTGAGGATGTCGTAAGCGCGTGTTTTTCTTGCCTTCCAACGCACGGGCAGTAACGGCCAAATCAACGCCCCCACCTATAAACTAAACTAAGGTAAATTAAAATGGAACCATTAAATTTTTGTCGTCAAATTAAAAAACTATATGCTAAATCGTCTTTGCGCGATCACGTTAAAAAAGAGCTACCTAAAATGCCGGTAGATGTGCTATTAGATGGGTTAGATTTTGCGGTTAAATTTACTTTGCCTGGCGACGGTAAAATTATAGAAGACCCAAAATTAAAAGGTCTTAGTGATATTACCGAATTACATTTACCTTATGCGTCTATTGTTTTGGAATTTGCTTTCCTTGGCAAAAACTCAAGAAAAATAGTTATTTATGCAATAGAAGACGAAGCGCAAATATTGATGTGCGTTTGGGCGGGGTCAGATGAAGCGTGGCTTCCCCTCGGATTTGCTAGTACACCTAAAACAGATTTTATGCGGCAGGACATAGACGGTAATGTACAGTTTGCCATTAAAGGGCGTTTGGTAGAAGAAAAATATAAAGAAGACATGAAGTTATTTACAAATTTGGGCGTTGATACTTTGCTTGGTTTTCTTAACGCTTTGGCGTGCAGTAATGTTAAAGCTGAAAAATTACCTACCCGCAAACCTAGCAAAACGCTTGGTGCGTTGCCCTTTGATGAATACCATGTGCTGACGATAGATCGCCCAGCGGGCACCGGCCACGGCCACGCGGGAGGTAGTCACCGCAGCCCACGCGAACACTTGCGTCGGGGCCACATAAGGCGTTTGTCAACTGGCAGCAAAATATGGGTTAACGCAACGGTCATCAACGCAGGAGCGGGTGGCAAAATCCGTAAGCAATATGCTATGGGTTGACTTTGAAACCCGCAGCCATTGCGACTTGAAAAAGCATGGCGTGTACAACTACGCGCAAGACGCAACGACCGACGTGTTATGTATGTCTTACGCGTTTGATGATGAAGACGTGGTGACGTGGTTACCCACGCAGCCTTTTCCCAAGCGTGTACGCGATCACAAGGGTTTGATCTACGCCCACAACGCAGCTTTTGAGCGTCTGATTTTTTGGTACGTTTTACAGATAAACTTTAAGTTAGAGCAGTTCTATTGCACCGCAACACAAGCCCGAGCAAATTGTGCGCCTGGTAGCCTTGAAGACGTAGGTCGCTTTGCGGGGGCTAGCATGAAGAAAGATTACCGTGGCGCCCAGCTTATCCGTGCGCTATGTGTACCGCCGTTTAAAGACGACCCTGCGTTGATGCTTGAAATGGTGCAATACTGTGAGCAAGACGTGCGCGCCATGCGCGCCGTCAGTCAAAGCCTACGCCCCTTATCAGACGAAGAGTTGGAGGATTACCATGTCAACGAAAAAATTAACGACAGAGGTGTTTTGGTGGACGTGCCTCTTGCCAGCGCAGCCATCTCTTACGCGGCCATTGAACTCGCGGACATACAGTCCATTGTCAGAACCGTCACCAATGGCGCGATCACGTCAGTCCGCTCGCCGAAGATGCGCGCTTGGGTTCAAGAAAGACTAAGCCCCGAGCAGTTAAAACTCATGGAGGTTGAAGATGGAAAGTATTCGATTGATAAGCGCGTACGCGCGAACTTACTCGCGGTCGAAGACCTACCGCCCGACGTTGCCGAGGTTATCCAGTGCGCCGATGACCTATGGGCGTCGAGCGTTGCGAAGTTCAGCCGCCTTAAAGACTTGGCAGATGTCGAGGATAGCCGTGTCAGAGGAGCATTTGTTTTTGCTGGAGGCAGCGCTACAGGGCGCGCGTCGTCATACGGCGCTCAAGTCCATAATTTCACTCGTCGATGCGCAAACCAACCGGAAAGCGTTAGAGAGAGCATGGTTCTCAGACAGCCCATCGTTCCCCGTTTTGGCAAAAGAGTTACTGACGTTCTAAAGGGTATGTTACGCCCCGCAATCATACCGGCCAAGGGTAAGTCCTTGGTCGTAGCCGATTGGGCTCAGATCGAAGCCAGGATGACCCCGTGGTTGTCGGGCCGTGGTGATGACGTGCTAGACGTGTTCAGGTCAGGCCGCGATATTTACATACGGGAGGCCGCCGCCATGTACAAGATACCCGAAGACCAAGTGACCGCCGATCAGCGTCAGATTGGTAAGGTCGCAATCCTCGCTTGCGGGTTCGGTGGTGGTATTGGCGCGTTTAGCGCGATGGGTAGAGCATACGGGTTGAGCATGACCGAGTCGGATGCGCAGCGCACCGTTGACGCTTGGCGGCGCGCAAACCAATGGGCGGTACGCTATTGGCAAGAGCTAGAAACTGGTTACATGATCGCCATGCGAAATAAGGGCAAAGAAATCGTGGCGGGTAGGGTTACCTACCTGTTTGATGGTGTTCACTTATGGTACGCTTTACCCTCGGGTCGCATTCTCTGCTACCCCTACGCCAAACTTGAAGAAGATGGAATCAGCTACGCCAAAGCCGCATGGAAGCCAGCCGTTGACGCCCGTGAATGGCCGCGCGCGCGACTATGGCGTGGGTTGGCCTGTGAGAACATCACTCAAGCCTGTGCGAACGACGTACTACGTTACGCTCTCCGAGCCCTTGACGACGTTGTACTCCACGTTCACGACGAAATTGTTATTGAAACCGATCAGCCCGAAACCGTCACCGAACAATTAAGAAAAGTAATGTGTACGCCGCCCCCGTGGGCGGTGGGATTGCCCCTAGACGCCGAGATCAGCACAATGAGCAGATACGGTAAAGGCTAAAAAAAAGCCACCGGCGAGGGTGGCTTAAACAACTAAGGAGTATTGCGTGGACTTCGTCGATTATATAAGTAAAGTCGCCCCTGAGGGTGAAACTTGCCTGTTGGTACGTCAAAAGCCTGTTGGAAAAGAACAACACGCCGACGGCACGATCAAGGCGACATGGCCAGCTTTTTACCCGAGCGAGTACAAAGAGGGCGGCGCGTGGTACGCCAACACAGCCTCATTTGTCGTTGATCGGTTTAAGAGTAAACCGAGCGCGTCGATTCACAATTGCGACCATGTTGCCTTTCTTGTGCTTGATGACGTAGGCACCAAATCGAAAGCGCCCCCGCTTGAGCCCACTTGGAAGATCGAAACCTCCCCCGATAACTTTCAATGGGGCTATACCTTTGCCCTAGACGATCAACCCACGCACCAAGTCTTTAGCGCAGCGATCAAGGCCATAGCCGAGGCCGGTTACACCGATAAGGGTGCTACCAACGCGGTGCGGAACTTTAGGATACCTGGCAGCGTCAACCTCAAGCCCGAGCGTAACGGGTTTAAGTCGATCCTGACCGAGTTTCACCCCGAGCGTGAGTTTAGTCTGCCGCAGATTATGGGTGCCTTTGGCGTGACTTCCGGCCCCGTAGAGTCCAACGCATACCGGCCGATCAAGATAGACGACGACGGCACCGATAACATTTTTGCATGGCTTGCCGAAAATAGTTTAGTCATTAGTCGCCCCAATAGCGAGGGCTGGGCGGGCGTGGTTTGCCCCAATGCACACGAACACACAGACGGCAACCCGCAAGGCAGGTACAACCCGTCTATGCGCGCTTACTGTTGCTTGCATTCGCATTGCTTGCAACTCGACAGCCATATCTTCCTTGAATGGGTCGAGGGCCAAGGCGGGCCGAGTGCGGCCCCAGGCCTGCGCGATGAACTGTTAGCCAAGACAATGGCCAAGGCCTATGAAATTATCGCCCCCACGGCCGCTTTCCCTGATGATGTTAAAAAGCGTCAAACCGAGATTGAAAACCGAGAGCTCGGGCGCGTACAAAAGCGCGAGTGGTTCGGCCGGTTTGCTTACATTCAATCCGATGATAGTTATTTTGACTTGCAAGACCGACGCGAAATCTCGCGCGGTACATTTAACGCGTTGTTTCGCCACGTCATTTGCAAGTCAATCCGCACCGGTCGCCATATTGAGGCCTCAGTCTGTTTTGATGAACTGCGCCAAGAGAACGGTGCCCCCGCGTTGGTGGGGATAACGTATGCGGCCGGCGATACCGTCTTGGTTAGTCGAGGCGGTGACGTGTACGGTAACCGGTGGCGCGATGCGCGGCCCGTGGCCATAGCGGGCGACATTACCCCGTGGCTTGAGCATTGTAGGCACCTAGTGCCCGACGCAGATACGCTCGAGCATTGTTTTAATGTCATGGCCTATAAATTGCAACACCCGCAAACCAAGATTAACCACGCGGTGCTACATACCGGCGTACAGGGTTCGGGCAAAGATACTATGTGGCACCCGTTTATATGGGCCGTGTGCGGTGATAACGCCGTAAACCGTGGCTTGCTTGATTCTGACACTATGTCATCACAGTTTAATTACGCGCTTGAGAGCGAGATACTAATACTGAACGAACTGCGCGAACCTGACGCAAAAGACCGTAGAGCTCTTGCCAATAAATTAAAGCCCATCATCGCCGCGCCCCCCGAGTACCTGAGCATTAACCGTAAGGGCCTGAAACCGTACGATATGGTGAACAGGTGTATGGTACTGGCGTTTAGTAATGACGCGGTGCCCATTACCCTAGATAGTCAGGATAGGCGTTGGTTTGCGATTAAATCAAACGCCCCCCGCATGGCCCCCGAGGTGAGCGCCAAAATATGGTCATGGTTTGCCCGTGGTGGCGTGGCCGCGTGTGCCGCGTGGCTTGCGGCCCGTGATGTTTCGGCGTTTAACCCTTCGGCCGCGCCTCTCGTGACTGAATTTAAGTTAACCCTGATTGAACAGGGTATGAGCGCAAATGAATCGTACCTAGTCGATATGATCCGCGAGCGCCGTGGCGTGTTTGCCGGTGGCGTCATAGCGAGCCCCTTTCACGTTATCTGTGACACCCTGTCACTCAACGCCCCTGGCACCTACAAAGTGTCGCAGGGCGCCCTATTGCACGCGTTGCTAGAGTGCAATTGGTTCGACTGCGGCCGGCTGGCCACGCGTGAGCTCACCACTAAAAAACAGGTCTATTGTGCGCCCGACATGATAGGGCACAAGAAAACCGAATTACGCGTAATGGCCGAGGGCCTAACCGTGCGCGCTGGTACACCGTTGGCTAGTGTTACACCAATAAAAAAGCCCGCCTAAGCGGGCCGTGGGGTTTGCGTGGCGCTACAGGTCAAAAACTAGAATTAACAGAATGACCGTAGCGGCCGCGATTAGGCTTATGGTCATAAGGGCATCAACTCAGCAAACAAGGGGTGTAGGCGCGGGATATAAGCGCCGATATCGGCCGGAAATACGCGTTTTATATATCCACGCTCACACATTGAACGCAAGGTTACCGTGTCGCCTATTAAGTAGACGGTATAGGCGCGGTTGCGAACGTGTACAACGTCGCCGACGTCGACCGGCTGGCCGTTTTTATATTTCATAATGTTAGCCCATCGGTGTAATAATTATTTAAAGCATCAGCGGTGCCGGTGCCGTGTTTGCATTGATACACCCAAACAACGTCACAACCAGGATAAGCGTTTAGGCATTGTTCCTCGGCGTGCTCGGTATCCTCGGCCCATGCTTGAAAAGCAAACGGCGCGTCTAATGGGCTTTGTATGCTTTCAATGCGATATAAAATTACATAGTTTTTCATGTTGTGGCCTTATCGTTGATTAACTGGTACATATTCCAGCCAATAGTGAGCACTTGTTCGCCGTTGTCGATCATAAAGTTATAGGCCCACCGGTCGGCGTCGTGCCATTCAGGACAACTAATAGGCGCCGTTTTAATGTGGTGCCAGCCGTGGTTATCGTTTTTTGCGTGATATGCTAATTTCATCTTGAACCCCTTAATGATGGTGGAAAGTGCGCGATCACGCCACGGTCAACGTGATGTAATTGAATTAAAGCGTTTTCATTAAACGATCGGGCCGGCGCGTGGTTCAGATACCGGTCAAAATCGCGCAACACCTTACCCATCATTCTAGATTCGAGTAAAACGCTTTGATGGGTGCCTTCGGTCGCGCTATTGTGCCAAACGATAATTCTATACATAGCAGGCCCCTTAGAATTGAACGTAAACAATATCGCCGGCGTCGGTAGCCATAGCGTGCGCGGTGTTTTCTTCTAAGTGCTCGAGCACGGCCGCGATAGCGTCATCTTCGTCGAGCCCTTCAATATCAATATCGTATTGCTCGGCCACGCTTACATAATTATCCTCAGCCCACTCGCAACACAACGCGATTACGTCGAGCTCTACTTGCTCGCCGGCGTCGCTTTCGTACGATTCGATATAGTCGAAAATCACTTCTAGGCCGTCATAACTGAATTGATCGCCACGGCCGGCCGCTTTAAACGCGTCGCGGAAATCATAAATTGAAATTGTCTTAATCATTTTGTTTACCTTAGTGAAGTTTATGGCCCGCTCGCGCGGGCCCGAGTGGTGTTACATGTACGAACGATTAAAACCGGCGTAGGGCGACTCATGGCCGGCCCGCATAGGCATAATGACGACTAAGCACTCATTGGTGCCCGCGTGCATCACGGCGCTATCAGAACCGCGCTGAATAAAGTTGAATGTATCTTTTGGCTTAACGCCGAGATAGAGCGACAGAGCCGCGCGGCCGCGCACCAATAAATCAGGGTTGTAGGTGCCTGGCGTTTGTTCGGTGCTCGAGTCGATCGACGGTATAACGCGGCCAATATCAGGGTACTTACCATCGACGGGCACAAAGCGCGCGCCACCAAGTAGATAATTTTGGCCGTCGAACTCGAGATCTGTAAACTCTAATTTTTTGTCCAGGCGCTTAACGGCGTCAATGGGGATAATGAGATTGAGCGTTGGTGGGCAATAGTCGCCCTCATAAGGCAATTGGCCGGCAAACAAAATATGACCATCTGTGCCGTAAACCATACCAACGGCGTTTTTGGTAATTTGGATATTGATACCCTGCAAGTAATACCGAATATCTTTTTTGGCCGCGCACTCAAGCGCAGCAAATAGGGGCGATGTTTTAAAAGTGATTTTCATTTTTTAACCTTAGTGAAGTGAAGTTTAGATAAAGCAAGCCAGCAACAAAGCCAGGCACATTAGTAAAGCTGCGACAACATCGGAAAGTTTAGACATATTGAACCCTTTAAGTTATGGCCCGCTTTCGCGGGCCGGATTAGATTTAGTCCATTCTGCTATCAACGTACGCGTCAACGCCGTTTGCAATTAACACCTCAGCAAATGCGCGCGCGTACACTTCTTTGCGCGTTAACGATTGATTGAAATCGCGCACACTAATGCAATAGCCACCGCCGTAATTTTTACGGCCGATGTTCATCTTTTTAAGGCCATTGGCGAACTTTATATTTTTAACAACAACGCTAGCAAAGCCACAAACGCCGTCGGCAACAAAGTAAGAGCGCGTTATCTCGCTATTAGCATCAAGCGGGTTTTTATGCGCGTTGACGATCATTGGTGCTACTTGCGCGGCTTGCGCGGCCAATAATCCTGCTGCGCGCGCTTGAGTGTAGAGTTCTGCTATGTTCATTTTCGTTTACCTTAAAGTTTAGGGGTTTGATTTACTACACTTGCAGTGTACAGGAATTTCTAGCATTGTAGTTAAATAATAGTCCACTATGTGACATTGTGTAGGCAATTAAGGGTAGTCGAAAGGTAACGCGAAAACGCGCAAAGTGCTTTCAGAAAATGCCTTATAAATTATTGGCTTATATGCTTTGTAGGGTAATAAAGGTAATAGTAATAGTTAGTAAAGATATTTTTATAAAATACTGTATATATGTACAGCTATATTTTATGTCGGAGCGCAAACGCGCACACGTTAATGCGCTGCTCACTTTTTGCACATAGGCCAGCGTCGACTTTTTGGGCATTGCCTACATTGCCTACATGACCTTCAAGGTAAACTTAGTGGCTAAGACTTAGTGAGCTTTAATGGCTAAGACTTAGTGAGCCTTGCTCGGTGGCCGGCCGCCAGCCGGTAGCACTTGGCCCGCGTTGTGCCGGCCGAGCCCGCCGGCCGCCAGGTGTTAACCGAGCTCGAGCTCGGCCGCCAGCCGGTAGCATTTGGCCCGCCGGCTAGCCGGCCGAGCTCGACGGCCACCGGCTAGGGGCCTGTCGGCATGTTGCAGTGCAGCATAGGGGTAGGGGGGGGAGGGCCCTGCGAGGAGCCCTAGCTAGCGAAGGTTATGCCACCAAAATTTTTTTATATAATAAATTGCCTACATGACCTACAATCGCAAAATGTTATCTCTACACTTCACACCCCGCGAAGTCCGCGCCACCGAGTCGCGTTTGTTGCGCGTCTACGAAGCCGCAAAGTTAGGCTTGTCTAATGACGCACTTGCGCTGCGCGCTGGCATGATGCCTGAGGAGTTTCGTAAACTCTGCCAGCTAGACCCAGTTGTCGAGTTAGCGGCAATGCAGGGTCGAGCCGAAGCCGAGGCCACTATGTCGCAAGTCGTGTATGACGCAGCCGTGGGCGGCGACGCCAAGATGGCGCTAGAGTTCTTGCGACACAAACATGATTGGGTCGCCAAGCAGCAAGTGCAAGTCGATGTCACGCAACAGATCAGCATCATCACAGCACTCGAGCAAGCCAACCAAAGAGTAGCAAATGGGCTTACAATTGACGAAGCCGATTATCGCGTCAACGATAACCGGCTTCTTATCAACAACCGTGAAAAGGACGGCGATGACTACCAAGATATTAACTCAAGACCGGCTCAAAGAGCTACTTCAGTATGACGCCGACACAGGCATCTTTACTTGGTTAAACCCAACTAGCAATAGAATACGACGTGGCAGCATTTGTAACTGCCACGACAAGCACGGCTACATAGTCATACGCATTGATCGCCGGTTATATAAATCGCATCAACTGGCGTGGTTGTATACCCATGGCGCGTTTGCTAAAGAACTAGACCACATAAACCAAACCCGCAATGACAACCGATTGGTTAACTTGCGCGTGGCCACCCGCGCCGAGCAGATGCACAATGCCGGTATGTTAAAGAATAATACGTCCGGCGCTAAAGGCGTATCCTGGCACAAAGCAGCTAAGAAATGGCACGCACGACTGTGGGTTGACGGAAAATGCCAATCGCTAGGGTATTTTGATACTATAGAATCTGCACAAAAGGAACGCGATGCAAACCACTCGTTACTCAGCCGCCGAAGAAATGGCTCTAATGAGCCGCCTTTGGTCGCCTCAGATAGCTAATAATCCTTTGGCTTTTGTATTAATGAGTTTCCCATGGGGTGAGAAAGGTACGCCCCTTGAGAACTTTACCGGCCCGCGCAAATGGCAACGGGAAGTGTTGCAAGACCTTGCTAACCATATCGCGCAAAACAAAGGCAAAATTGACTTTGATACTTTTCGCATGGCGGTGTCGTCCGGTCGAGGCATTGGCAAATCGGCGTTGGTTAGCTGGGTAGTGCTTTGGATGATGTCAACGCGCATTGGCGCGTCGGTTATTGTGTCAGCCAACAGCGAGTCGCAGTTACGATCGGTCACATGGGCTGAAATTACTAAATGGCTGTCCATGTCCTTAAACGGTCATTGGTGGGAAATTTCAGCCACCCGCATTATGCCTGCCAAGTGGATTGCTGAATTGGTTGAACGCGACCTTAAAAAAGGTACCCGATACTGGAGTTTAGAAGGCAAACTGTGGTCGGCTGAAAATCCTGATAGCTACGCGGGTATACACAATGCCGACGGTGTGATGGTGATCTTTGATGAGGCATCAGGTATTGACGACGCTATTTGGGCGGTGACTGCTGGCTTCTTTACTGAGAACACACCTAACCGCTTTTGGTTGGCGTTCTCTAACCCTCGGCGCAACACCGGCTACTTCTACGAATGCCACAACTCTAAGCGTGACTTTTGGAATACCAAGATTGTGGACGCAAGAACGGTCGAGGGTACGGACAAAGCGGTCTACCAACAGATCATTGACGAATATGGTGCGGATTCATCACAAGCAGCGGTTGAGGTCTACGGTGACTTCCCCTCTGCGGGTGATGATCAGTTCATATCATCCTCTATTGTGGACGAAGCCATGCGGCGCCCACGGCTCAAAGACCTGTCCGCCCCCATTATCGTGGGCGTTGACCCTGCACGCTTTGGTTCTGACTCGACCGTGATTGCCATACGCCAAGGGCGTGACATTATTGGCATTAAACGCTTCAAGGGCGACGATACGATGACCGTTGTGGGCCATGTCATTGAGTGTATTGAGGAATATAAGCCAGCGTTGGTAGTGATTGACGAAGGCGGCGTGGGCGGTGGGGTTGTGGATCGATTGAAAGAGCAACGCTACAAGATTCGGGGCGTAAATTTTGGAAATAAGTCCAAAAATCCGCTCATGTATGGTAATTTAAGGGCTCAGATGTGGGGTGATATGCGTCAATGGTTGAAAACTGCATCGATTCCTAGTGACAGAGTGCTTAAAACTGATTTAATATCACCCATAATGAAGCCCGACTCTAAAGGTACGATCTTTTTAGAGTCTAAGAAGGATATGAAAGCGCGGGGCCTAGCCTCGCCTGATGCAGCAGATGCTATATGCGTGACTTTTGCATTTCCCGTCGCGCACCGAGAGTACGCAGAACCAAAGCGCCGTAGTCAATCAACTAATAGTTTACAAACTTCTTGGATGGGAGCTTAGAAATGCCAAATTCACAAGCAATCGGTGTCGCGTATAGCGATCAAATTATCTCTGGCGGTACCGTTGACAATTCGCCTATTGGCTTAGCAACACCTAGCACAATCGAAGGTACAACTGTTTACGCAGACACAGAGATTGGTTATGGAACTCCGGCACAAGGTGCGGTCACTCAGCTTACAAGCAAATCTACCGGTGTGACGCTTAACAAGTCAGCCGGTCAGATTACGATGGACGCAGCATCACTTGCCACGGTTACCAACGTCACTTTTACGCTGACCAACAGCGTTTTGTCGGCTAAAGACGTACTAATTCTGAACGTCACCAATGGCACGTCCGGCGCGTACAACTGCTGGGTGTCTAGCATGGCAGCAGGCTCGGCTACCATTACTTTGCGTAACATTAGTGCAGGCGCACTTGCTGAAGCCGTTGTCCTTAACTTTGCAATTATTCATTGTGCATGATGGCTAAGAAATCCGTGTCGTTATCTGTAGGGCGAGGCGAGAAGCTATCTGTCAAAGAGGGCGCAGGGCTAACTGCCAAAGGGCGTGAGAAATACAACGCCGCTACAGGCAGCAACTTAAAAGCACCCGCCCCCAATCCTAAGACCGAAGCAGATAAAGGGCGCAAGGCGTCCTTTTGTGCTAGAATGAAACCTATCGCAGAAAAATCTGAGGAAGGTAGCCGTGCTAAAGCATCAATGCGTCGATGGAAATGTTGAAATGTGGGCTGACATTAAAGGTTACGAGGGTCGATACCAAGTAAGCACTTTAGGTCAAATTAAATCTCTTGCCCGTATGCGCCGTGGTAAAAGTGGGTGTCAAGTTCCTGTGCCTGAGATAATTATGGCATTAACACCTAAAAAAGATAACGGACGAACCAAACCTTATGTTGAAGTTCGTTTTAGAAATGGTGGTTTACGCACCGAACGTTGTAAATCGTTTTTGGTTCATCGTCTTGTTGCTGCCGCATTTATTAAACCGTTAGAAAAAGGCGAACAAGTTGATCATATTAACGGCGTTCATGCTGACAATCGTGTAGAAAATTTAAGAGTAATGCACTACACTGAACACGCTAAGCTACACCCAACTGTGTTAAACCCTCTTTTGCATGACCCTATAACTGGCAATTTTTTATCTAGAGAACGTTAATCATGGCTACTAAACCAGGACTCTACGCAAATATTCACGCAAAACGCGAGCGCATTAAAGAAGGCTCGGGCGAGAAGATGAACAAGGTCGGTAGCAAAAATGCGCCGACCGCCAAAGATTTCAAACAATCAGCCAAAACTGCAAAGAAGAAATGATCAGACCATTAAACGACAATATTGCGGTACGCCCTGACCCGTTTGTGCAAAGCGGGTTGCTAATCCTACCCGAAACAGATACCCAAACGGGAGTGGTGGTAGCGGTCGGCCCAGGCAAAAAAGACTCAAAACGGCCCTTAATGGTCGCCGTAGGTGATCACGTCATGTACAGCGGTACAATTGACCGCAAGTATGAAGACTTGATCCTGATGAAGGATAAGGACGTAATCGGACTTGTATGAAAGACAAAGACATCATAGACACCGCGCTGCATCGTATGACGATGGCAATTGCCGCCTATTCTGATAGCCGTGAGGATGAACTAGATGACCTTCGATTCTACGCAGCAAGTCCGGACAATCAATTCCAGTGGCCCGCAGACGTTCTTGCTACTCGCGGTTCAGTCCAAGGTCAGACCATCAATGCGCGCCCCTGTCTTACTATCAACAAACTACCCCAACACGTTCGCCAAGTTACCAACGATCAACGTCAAAATCGTCCTAGCGGAAAAGTAATCCCCGCTGACGACAAGGCCGACGTGGAAGTTGCTGAGATTTTCAACGGCATGGTGCGTCACATTGAGTATATGTCCGACGCGGACGTAGCATACGACACCGCTTGCGAAAACCAAGTGGCGTATGGCGAAGGCTATATCCGGTTGCTCACCGAGTACGAAAGCCCTAATTCGTTTGATCAGAACATCAAGATCGGGCGTATTCGCAACTCCTTTTCAGTCTACATGGATCCGACAATCCAAGACCCGTGTGGGTCAGACGCCCAATGGTGTTTTGTAACCGAAGACCTATTGATTGAAGACTTTGAGCGGATGTTTCCGGATGCACAACCTGTGTCGTCCTTACAGGCGCAAAGCGTGGGCAACGAATCCTACGCACCGTGGTTAAGCGTAGACACCATCCGGATTGCTGATTATTACTACGTCGAGCATGAGAAGGCTACGCTTAACCTCTACTACGGCAACGTAAGCGCCATCAAGGGCTCACCCGAAGATCAACAAATGGCGATGAACGGCATGAAGCCGATCAAGAGCCGCATTGTTGACGTGAAAAAGGTCAAGCATTGCAAGATCAACGGCTTTGAGGTGTTGGAGTCAAACGATTGGGCGGGCGATTGGATTCCTGTTGTGAGAGTGGTCGGCAACGAATTTGAGATTGACGGACGTATTCATGTGTCAGGCATTGTTCGTAATGCCAAGGACGCACAGCGGATGTACAACTATTGGGTAAGCCAAGAGGCTGAGATGCTCGCTTTGGCGCCCAAAGCACCGTTTATCGGCTACGGCGGGCAGTTCGAGGGTTATGAAACCCAATGGAAAACTGCTAACACCACCAACTGGCCATACCTTGAAGTTAACCCTGATGTGACCGACGGTGCGGGCGGCACACTCCCGCTCCCCCAACGCGCCCAACCCCCTATGGCCTCAAGTGGCTTGCTGCAAGCCAAAGCGGGGGCTAGCGACGATATTAAGTCCACCACAGGGCAATATGACTCTAGCCTTGGTGCGACCTCTAACGAGCGTTCAGGCAAGGCTATTATGGCGCGCGAGCGTCAGACTGACACCGGCACTTACCACTACGTTGACAACCTAGCGCGCGCTATTCGGCATATCACACGCCAAATTATTAACTTAGTGCCTAAGATTTACGACACGCAGCGCGTAGCTAGAATCATGGGCGAGGACGGTGAGCCTGATTCAGCCAAGATCGACCCTATGCAAGCCGAGCCGGTCAAAAAAATTGTTGACCAAAACGGGTTAGAAATTGACAAGATTTACAACCCTGGCGTCGGAACGTACGACGTGATGGTCACGACCGGCCCAAGCTACATGACCAAACGCCAAGAGGCGCTCGAGTCAATGGGTCAATTGCTGCAAGGCAACCCACAACTGTGGTCGGTTGCGGGCGATTTGTTCATCAAGAACATGGATTGGCCTGGCGCGCAAGAGATGGCCAAGCGTTTTGCCAAAACCATTGATCCAAAACTCATGGACGATGGCGACAAAGACCCAGCCCTTCAAGCCGCCGAGCAACAGATGCAAGCAATGGCGCAAGAGATGGAGCAGATGCACACTATGCTGCAAAACGTGTCTAAGTCTATGGAAGCCCAAGACATTGAGCGCAAGAACTATGAGGCGCAAATCAAAGCATTTGATGCTGAAACCAAGCGTATCTCAGCCGTTCAAGCGGGCATGACCTTTGAGCAAATCCAAGACATTGTGATGGGTACGGTTGCAGCCGCAATGGATACGGGTGATTTGATTGGCGGCGCACCACAGCGCCAGCAATTTGAGATGCCTGAGCAGCCCCCAATGGATCAGATGCAACCACCAATGGATCAAGGCATGATGCCACCTGAACAGATGCAACCGCCCCCAATGATGGAGCAACCACAATGAAGTGCAACGATTTTGTAGGAATGTTTTTCCTAGCGCGTGATGTGACGCATAGCGTACATCTGAACACACGCAGCTACGCCAAACACAAGGCGTTGCAAAAGTTCTATGAAAACATCATCGACTTGGCTGACAATTTTGCAGAAGCCTACCAAGGCCGTAACGGCATGATTGGTGCAATCACTTTGCAGTCATCTAAAAAGACGGCTAATGTCACCGAGTTCTTGGAAGACCAACTTGAGGATATTGAAAAATATCGCTACGAAGTCTGCGGCAAAGATGATTCAGCTTTACAAAATTTGATCGACGCAATTGTCGAATTGTATTTATCAACGTTATACAAATTGAAGTTCCTTTCGTAAGGCATATCATGGCAAATTACACCTACATCACGGCGTCTAAACAGATCAAAGTCGGTGCCGGCAAACTCAGGGGCATCTTTGTAAGTTCTGCTTCCAGTACACCCACGATCACCATTTACGACGTGCAAACCGGCACCGCCACCACAATGGTCGGTGTGTTTACGCCCGTTGGCGCGACCTTTTACCCTTTTGGCTCTTTAGATGGGGCATTTTTTAACCAAGGGCTTAACGTGGTGATTAGTGGTACGGTCGCTGCAACTGTCATCTACGAATAAAGGGTTGCCATGAGCCGCTTAATTTTTGATGCCAGCACATTAGGCGGCACGACTACGTTGTCGTCTGAAGATGCAGTTGGCAACTTTACAATTGATGTGCCCGCTGTAACAGGCACTATGCTTATCCCCGCAACAGTCGGGCTTGCTAACCAAGTATTGACGTCTAACGCTACCGCAGCGCCTACCTGGCAATATCTAGCCGGTACAGGCACGGTTACTTCAATTAGTGGTTCAGGCGGCACAACTGGTCTAACCTTGACCGGTGGCCCGATTACCTCTAGCGGTACGCTGACCTTGGGCGGTACGTTGGCTATTGCCAATGGCGGTACGGGTGCCACAACTGATTCTGCCGCTAGAACTGCACTTGGTCTTGGCACGATGTCTACGCAAGCCGCAAGTGCTGTGGCTATTACGGGCGGTGCAATCGATGGCACAACGGTCGGCTCAACTACGGTAGCTGCGGGGTCGTTTACTACGCTTAACTCTAGCGGCAACACTCGGCTTGGCGGCTTGTCAGGCAATCAATCGTTGCAAGTTAATAACGTGGCGTCTGCGGTTAACTACGCTCAGATTGTGGGTGCGATTACTACAGGCGCGCCGGTGTTATCGGTGCAAGGTACCGATACAAATATTGGTTTAGTTTTACAAGGTAAAGGTACAGGTCTTGTTGCGTTAGGTGGGTCAACGGTTGCCAATAGCGCGGCTCAATTTGTAACAACAACGTCCGGCGTAAATTTTTTACAATTTACAGGCGGCGCAACAGGCGTAAGCCCATCTTTTGTTTCCTCAGGAACGGACGCGTCTGTTGGGTTTAACATCAGTACAAAAGGCAATGCCAACGTAGCATTTTTTACAAATAATTTTAGTAATTTTTCTTTTGTTGTTAAAAACGTAGCTTCTGCCGTAAATTATTTAATTAGCAACGGTGCGGCAACAGGTAATTCACCATCATTTGCAGTCGACGGCTCAGACACAAACATTAACCTAACGCTTACCCCTAAAGGCACAGGCGTTGTTAGCACAACATCACTTACTCTTTCAAACACGTTAACAACTGCTGCATACACCGAAACCATTACCGCAAGCGGCACGGTGGGTGCATCTGCCACCTTGGCAATTACCGCCGGTACAATTTTGACGGCTACGCTGACATCAGCCACGGCTTGTACGTTCACCATGCCAACGGCAACCGCCGGTAAATCGTTTACTTTGCTGCTCAAGCAACCCGCATCCGGAACGGCTACAACTGCCACGTTTACAGGTGTCAAGTGGAACGCAGGCGGCGCACCAACCATTACGGCTACGGTGGGTAAGTTGGACATCATTGCTTTTGTCGCCGACGGCACAAGTTGGTACGGCACAGCTTCACAAGGGTACACATACTAATGTTTGCCGCTCGTGCCTTATTTCAAACTGCAGGAGGTAAAGCTCCTTATTCAGCAACATATTTAATTGTTGCGGGTGGTGGTAGTGCGGGTTCGTATGTAAGCGGAGGTGGGGGTGCGGGAGGATTGTTAACAGGCACTTCTGTTTTAACTCCCGCCACGTCGTACACAATTACCGTCGGCGCGGGGGCAGCTTCGCCAGGAACATTCTCAACTGGATTAAATGGTTCAGACTCTACCGCTTTAGGTTTTACTTCAATTGGTGGCGGTGGTGGTGCGGGTTATACTGCTGCCCCCTATACAGGTGTTGCGGGTGGGTCAGGTGGCGGTGGATCGCAAGATAAAGCGGGTGGTGCGGGTACTTCAGGTCAAGGCAATGCTGGCGGTTCAGGAAACTTTAGCGGAGTTAACCAATTTGGCGGCGGCGGTGGCGGGGCTAGTGCTGTAGGCGCAAATGCAATATCAACCGCAGGGGGTAATGGCGGAGCGGGTACATCAAGCAGCATTACGGGCAGCAGCGTCACATACGCGGGCGGCGGTGGTGGTGGAGGTAGCGGTGGAACTGCGGGAACTGGCGGCGCAGGTGGCGGTGGGAATGGTTCTACCTCAGGTAACGGTACTGCGGGCACCGTAAATACCGGCGGCGGTGGTGGGGGAAGCGGGATAGCCACAAGTTTAGGCGGCGCGGGCGGTTCAGGTGTAGTTATATTCTCTGTCCCAACTGCAAGTTATTCAGGCACAACCACAGGCTCACCAACAGTAACAACTAGTGGGTCAGATACCATATTGACTTATACGGCATCGGGGAGTTACACAGCATGAGTTATTTCGCAAGAGTACCCACACTTACAAATGGCAAAGGCATTGTTGATGATGTCATTAGCGCTGAACAACCGTTTATTGATTCAGGCTTGGTTGGCGACCCGACTATGTGGTGGCAAACTTCCTACAACACGCATGGGAATGTCCACTACGGTCAAAACGGTCAGCCTGATGGCGGTGTGGCGCTCCGAGCAAACTACGCCGGACTTGGCTACACGCTTGATACGACGGTTGTGCAAGACGGTGTTATCGGTGTGTTCTACGCACCTCAACCGTTCCCTTCATGGGTGCTAGACCCACAAACATATTATTGGGAAGCACCTGTGCCGTACCCTAATGACGGACAAAATTACGTTTGGGATGAATCTACAGAATCTTGGGTACTTGTGCCTTAAAGGAAAAACCAAATGAAATGGGCAATTAACTCAATGATGGTCACCAATGATGTCAAACCTGACATGGTAACAATGACCAATTTTACAATCAACGACACGCAAGATGGGTTGTCAGGGCAAGTGTCGTACTCACTTAACTTGCTTCCCGCTGACCCAAACAATTACACGCCTTACGCTCAAATCACACAAGATCAAGCAATTGTTTGGACTAAAGATGCAGCGGGTGTTGACCGCATTGCTTCTTGGGAAGCTGAAGTACAAACGCAAATTGATGCACAAAA